TTCAGCGTTTTTATAAAAATGGTCTATTATTTTTCCATCACTAGTGGCCTACTATTTTCTCAGCACGTGGTCTACTTTTTTATTGACATTCGCAGTGAGGAAGCAACTAGAAGAAAATCCATACCTTAGATTTACGTTTGGAGAATTAATTGATAGTAGACGATTCACCGTTAATAAAAATGAATTGCATCTAACTAATAATTGTAAAATACATGCTCTTTCTTCTACTTCATCCATCAGGGGTAAGAAACATCTTGGAAAACGAATGAGCAGTATATATTTGGATGATATTCAAGGGTTAGATGATGTCCTTACAGACCAGGCCAAACAAAAGAAAATGGAAACTTTTCAAAAGGATATTCTCTTTGCCGGAGATGAAGCAGTTTATCGTAACGGAAATAAGATTAAATCAGGAACAAAGTTTTTAATTTGCGGTACTGTTTTGGCTCCTGATTGTTTTATATCTAAACTTATTAGGGACAAAACATATAAAAGTATTGTGAAACGTGCGGTTCTTGTTGATGATATTGATGCTCTTTTTACAAATGAATATTGGTCAAGCTTTAGAGACTTATATTATGACAATAAGAATCAATATGCTGAAATCGATGCAAAGAACTTCTACTATGAAAATGAAGATGAGATGAAGTTTCCAGTTCTATGGGAAGATAAATGGCATCCGATTGAAATTGCATTAAAATATTATTCTGACCCAATAGGATTTAAACAAGAAATGATGAACGATTCAACAATATTAACAGGTGGTAAGTGTTTCTTTGCTGTGAAGACAATACCTAGAACTGAAATGGATGATATAGATTTTGATCGAAGCATCATGACTGTTGACTGTGCTGTTGAAGTTGGTAAAAGGAATGACTATACATCTATCTGTGTTGGATCAAGGGGAATAAATGGTCATCGTTATATTAGAAAAGGTTTATTGATGAAGGTTGATTTTGATACATATGTTAAAAAAGTCATTGGACTTCTAAAAGAATTTCCTGAACTCACACACATCATTATTGAGAAAAATACATATCAAGGTGTAGACGCAAAGGAAATTCAGAAGAAAATTGATGAGGATCAGCAGTTATCAAATAGAAATATTACTATTGTTAACGAGAGACAAATGAAGAATAAAGAAAATCGTATTCGCGCAATGTCTGGAAAAATAAATAATGGATTTATAATTTTTGCAAAAGAGGATGAGGATTTTTACAATCAGATTCTTGAATATCAAGGCTCAGATATTGGTCATGATGATGCAGCCGATACAGTAAGTGAATTCGATTCAAGAATTGATGAAATTGAAATTAGAAAGGAAATCAAGTCCATCCCTAGAGGGTGGCTTTTTTGATGAGGTGGTGGAATCGTGACAAATGAAGAATTAATTTTAAAGATGTTGGAACAGTTAGCACTCCAACAACTGAAGTATAAAAAATTGAATGACTATTATCAAGGAAATCATAGAATCCTTTCAGAACCCTCTAAGGTTGACAATACCAGAGCAGATGAACGAGCAATATTTAATTATTGTAGAAAAACAGTGTTAAATTATACTGGTTATATTTTAGGTAAACCAGTAAATTATTCAAGTAAATCAGGGAACAAAGAATTTCTTGATTACATTGATTTATATTACTCCTATTGGGAAAAGGAACATAATATACACTTAAATCAGACTAGGCTTATTAACGGAACAGCATATGAATTATCATATATCAATCCAAATGGAGAGTTTCAATCAACTTTCTTTAGCCCATTAGAGATGATTGTTCTACACGATGGGACAATTGATAGGAATGTTTCTTTAGCAGTTAGAAAGTATAAGGTTCAGTTTGATGATATGGAATATGTAGATGTATGGGACAATGAAAACTTCTCCTCATACTCCCTCAAGGATGCCAAATTAACCCTTCTTGAACAAAAACCACACTTCTTTTCTCGATGTCCAGTAATTGAAGTTCCAGGTAATGATTTAAAAAAATCCGTTTTTGATGATATTACTCGAATAGTGGATCTATACAATAACATTCACAGTACAGCAGCGAATGAAATTTTAGACCATAGACATGCTTATTTAGTTATAGAGAATGCTGACTTATCTTTTGAAGATGCACAGAAAATGAAACAAAATGGGATTATTCTCACTCCTTCAGGAAGTAAAGTATACTGGGCAACAAAAGATACAAATGGGGCATTCGTTAAGGATATGTTAAAGGATTGGCAGGATGAAATATACATCCAGACCAACCAAGTTAATTTAAACGAAAATTTCCAAAGTAATACATCAGGAGTTAGTGTTAGGCTGAAACTTCAGGAATTGGAAAATGTAGTTAGCATTCAAGAATCCATCTTCGAGAAGGCATTAAAGAAACGATTACAGTTATTCTGTGAATGGTTGCGACTTAAATTTAATAAGGATTTTGATTTTAGAGATATATCCATTTCTTTCGTACGAAACATTCCAGTTGATGAAAAATCTATAGCTGATATGGTGGTTCAACTACAAGGTATTTTGCCGAATGAAGAATTAATTTCTTGGTTGCCGAGGGTTTCTAATCCTGCTGCATCAATAAAAAAATTGAAAGAAGAACAGGGTTCAATGGGATTAGATGATATGTTCCCAGATTCAAATATTACTGGTGGTTCTAATGGCTGATCTAGAAAAGGAACTACTTAAAAAGGTTGAATCTTTGTTTAATCTCAGCGATGAACTGCATAAAGAAATCTTAAAAGCCTATAAAACTTCGCTTGATTCTGTCCGTGAAATGCTTGCAAAATTTTATATTAAATATGCGGTGGATGGTAAACTCAACTATTCGGATTTAATGAAATATAATCGGTTGCTTTACCTAGAAGAGCAGATAAAAGAAGAGGTCAAAAAACTTGGTGGGATTGAGTTGAAACAAGTGAAGTTAATCCTTAAAGATATTTACCAACAAGCCTATTATCAGACTGCCTACACCTTGGAATCTGCGTCACAAGTTGCTATATCATTCTCACTCTTAAAGCCGGAGTTTGTAAAAGAAGCTGTAACCTTCAATTGGTCAGGAGTTCCTTTCTCTGAAAGGATATGGGGGAATCATGATGGCCTTGTGAAAGCACTTAGAACACAATTAACGAGAGGTATCCTTGAAGGTGAGAGTTTAGATAAATTAGCCAGAAGAATTAAGAATGAATTTGATTCTAAGGCTTATCAAAGTCAGCGTTTGGTGAGAACAGAGTCTGCAAGGGTAATCGCTCAAGGGCAGTTAAATATCTATGAAAGTAGTGGAGTAATTGAGAGGGTTCAATGGATGTCTACCTTAGATAGCAAAACAAGTCAAATCTGCCGTGAGAGGGACGGAAAGATATTCAAATTAGGTGAACAACCAGTTTGTCCAGCCCACCCAAATTGCCGTTCAACTTACACTCCATATTTGGGTAAGGAATTTGAAATCAAGAAACGTAAGGACAACCAGACCAAAGAAATCATTCCTTATAAAAATTATGAAGAATGGTATCAAGCCAAGGTTAAAAAATAGTCATTTTCCTATTGTGGAGAGTGGCTTTTTTATATGTCTTTTTGTCTAAGTTGCAGACTTTAAAGAACAACGTGGATTAAACAAATAAAATAATGGACTTTTGAGGCATGTACTCGGGAGGACTAAGGAGGCTATTTTTATGGATTTACAAGCAGTACAACAGTTTTTGGAGCAAAGCAAGGATCAAGAGGATGTAAAAAGCTACTTGCAGGGGTTATCTCAAGTAACACCTGATGGAGCAAAGGCATTTCTTGAAACGGATGAAGGTAAAAAACTTCTACAGCCCCAACTTGATAGTTATTTTACTAAAGGGTTAGATACGTGGAAGAAAAACAACCTTGAGAAGCTAATTTCTGAGGAGGTTTCTAAAAGGAATCCACAGGAAACACCTGAGCAAAAGCAACTTCGAGAATTACAAGAAAAAATTAATCAAATGGAGCAGGAGAAGACAAGGGAAGCACTTAAAAATGTTGCTTTAACTCAGCTTTCCCAAAAGAAACTTCCTGCTAATCTGGTAGACCTCTTAATTGGTAAAGATCAAGAATCAACTCTTGCAAATTTAACCAAGTATGAAGAAGTGTTTACTAGTCATCTCCAGTCTTTAGTTGATGAAAAATTAAAATCAGGTGGTTCTATTCCAAAAGATGGACAACCACCACAAACATTCACAAAAGAACAAATATCTTCTATGTCCCCCGATGAAATTAATAAACATTGGGATTCAATTAAAAATACTAAACTCTAAAATTTGAAAGGTAAAGGTGATTTAATCATGGCAGTAACTAATTTCATTCCAACAATCTGGGAAGCACGTTTAATGGCAAATTTTCATAAGGCATCTATTGCAGATGTGATAACAACTCCTCCTACTGAAATTAAAGGTAATAAAATTACGTTTAATAAAGTTGGGGCTGTAGCAGTTAAAGATTATGCAGGTTCTGTTACTTTTGATGGACTATCTACTTCCAGCGTAGATTTGAATATGGATCAGAAGAAGTACTTTGCATTTAAGGTATCAGATGTAGATAAAGTTCAAAGTGCAGGGGAGTTAGTTGATGCTCATACGGCTGAAGCTTCTGCAACTCTACAAGAAACCGTAGATTCTTATGTGCTTGGATTATATACTGGAGCAGGAAGTTCTATTGGTGATGATACTACACCTATCGCTTTGACGGAATCCAACGTTTACAATAATATTGTAGATCTTGGTACTAAATTGAGCCAAAATAAAGTTCCTATGGCTAATCGTTTTGCAATTATTAATTATGCAGTATTGGGACTTCTAAGTAAGGATGCTCGTTTTACTGCTCAACCTACTGTACTTGAAAATGGCGTAGTTGAAGGGCAGAAAATCAATGGTCTACAAATCGTAGTTTCTGAAGAAATTGCAAATGTAACTGGTAAATACAAAATTCTTGGATTACATAAATCTGCTATTGGTCATGGTAAGCAAATTGATGAAGTTGAAGCAATGCGTTTACAAGATGATTTTGCAGATGGTATTCGTGGATTGATGGTCTATGGTGCTGGTGTGCTACGTCCAGAAGCGATTGCAGTTCTAACGGCAACAATTGCTTAATTTAACAAAATAATTCATAACGGGTAGGGGATTAACCTCTATCCGTTTTATTTTAAAGAGGTGATAATATGTTTTTCCTAAATAAAGATACAGGATTAATTTGGGAAGTGGTTGATGCTGATAGTATTAAACGTTGCCAGAATGATTCTAACTATGAAGAGGTAGAGAAACCAAGAGTTGAGCAAGAAGAAGCATCCAAATCCGCTAAGAAACCTGCAAAGAAGTAGGTGGTATAAGTGGCTACTCTAGATAATGTGAAAATCCTTCTGGAACTTGATCTTTTAGAATCAAAACAGGACAATCTGTTGAATTTGTACATCCAAAGGTCAACAGATTTTATTTTAAATTATTGTAATCTGACTGAAGTTCCTGTCTCACTCAATAGTGTTTTAGAGGATATTGTTGTTTTTCGATACCGAAATAAAGGAATAGAAAACCTTAAATCTGAAACATTAGGTTCCCATTCTGCTTCATTTCTTGATGGACTACCTTCTGATATTATGCAGCAGTTAAACACTCATCGGAGAGTGAGGGTTATATGAGATTACCTAAGACAGTTCAAATCATTGATATTGAGAAGCAATATGACGATCTAGGAAGGTACTTGGGGCAAGAAGAAATTGTTGTAACAGAATTTAAGGCTGAAATTGAACCGTATTCCACTAAATTAGCGGAAACATTTTATGGAACAACAGTGACGGTTACAAATCGTTTATTCTGCTATCCCATTTCACAATTGGAACTAGGTTCAATTGTGAAATGGGGAGATAAGAAGTTCCAGGTTACAAGTTTAATGGACTACGAAAGACACTTTGAAGTCCTATTGGAGTTGAGATCATGAGTAAATTTGATGAAGCAATTCAATTGATGATGAAAAAAAGGGATCAAGTAATTAAAAAGGTTGCTTTGTTTGTGGAGGGACAGTCAAAGGCAAATGCACCCGTTAAAACCGGGGAACTCAGGCGTAGAATTACCCACGCAACGGAAACAGATGAGAAGGAAAGTAGGGCAAGAATTGGAACAAATTTGGAATATGCTGCTGCGGTTGAATATGGTACTTCTAAGATGAAAGCACAACCATATCTGAGACCAGCGATTGAACATAACCTTGATCAAATCAAGGGAATTATTCATAAGGAACTAAAATTATGATTCAATCTATTCTTTCCTATCTCAAATCCGATTCAGAACTTTCCTCTCTTCTTCAGCCTACAGCCCAAAATCCTAAGATATTTGAATTTGAGCATTCCGATTTAATTGATGACCCATATATCATTTACAATTACAATCCTGTCAATGTTGAAGCGACAACTCAAAATAGGGTTGAATTTCGTGTGGTATCTTTAAATCCTTCGACAATGGATGCAATAGCAAAAGCAATTATGCGATTAATGAATTTTAAAAATAAACCAGGATTCATTTCAAATGGGGAGTCCATCTATCACTCGGCTTATGTTGGTGGTGGACGATTGAAAGATCCTGATGATAAAACACATCAGCAAATTTTAATTTTTAACGTGAAATCAAACTAAATGAAAGGTTATGGTGATGCAATATGGCATTAACTACAAATGACAATACTCAAGTTATCCTTGGTTCTGGTGATTTGTTCCTTGGAACTGTTGCCAATGTTGATACAGCAACTGAAACAGAAATTGAAGCAGCACTTTCTCATGTGGGTGCTATTTCAGGTGGGGCATCTTTACAGTATGCACCTACCTATACAGATGTTAGAGGTGGAAGAAGTAATGGAATCGTAGCAAGTTTCTTGACTTCAGAAGATGTAACTTTTACGAGTGGTATTTTACACTTTGATTTAGATAACCTTGCAAAGATTAATCCTGCCGTTGTAACTACTGATGCAACAACTAATACTAGGAGACTTGGTTTAGGTGGTGTAAATGCTTTAAATATCAACTATCTCAGATTCATTCACACCAAGCCAAGCGGAAAGAAATTAACAGTAAATATTTATAAAGCAAAAAATACTAATGGTTTTACATTAACTTTTGACCCTTCCAAGGAAACCGTTATAGATGCTCAATTTAAGGCACTTGCAACAGGTAAAACAGATGGTAACTTGGTCGAAATTCTTGAAGAGCTTGACACTACAGTATAACAACTAAGGGGAGGATGAATAATCCATCCCCATTTTTTTATTTATCTAATTTAGGAGGTTTTGTTACTGACGCGCTATAATGCCCGTAAATTGACGGTTTTAAATGACCTTAATTTGACGGGCATCTTGACCAGAAGGGAGGTGGGAAATCCACC